TGATCACCGAAGTCTTGATCGACGAGACTCAAGTCGAAGACTACGAATATGTATCGTCAATCGATAAGAATACCTATACTCAATTATTAGTAGTACGTGAAGCGCCTGTTAAGGGCAAGAATAAGAAAGAATTGTTGCGTACTGGCGGCGCATACTGTAACGATAACATTAAACGCTGGGGCGTACTTCAAAAGGTGTATAAACCCGATGAAAAAGATGTTAATGCTATCGATAAGGCGAAGAAGATGTTAGAGTCTTTATCTAAAAAAACTCATACCTTACGACTACGAGGAGTATTAGGTGATACATCGTTAAGACCTGGTAGCGGCATCTACGTTAATTTTAATTTAGGTGATCAGTTGTTAAACGAATTAGTATATGTTAATGCGGTCGAACATACCTTTAAAAATCATGAACACCGAATGGATTTAGAGTTGATTTACTTCGACAAACAACAGCCTAAAATCGAAACGAAAGATTATGGCGATGCTGAAGTTAGAAAACGTATCGAAGAATACAACAAGAGTAAGCATAAATCTAGTACGTCTTCGTCTAGCGCGTCTAAAACGTCGAATGCGACTAATTCACAAGTTCAAGCTGGTATGAGTGCTATCGAAGGTACTTCTTATCCGGTCGATCCTTCTAATGGATGTGTTAACCGTGCTTTAGCTGGTGCTAGTTACTATAACGCAGATTGCGCCGATTTATATAATCAAGGGATCGATAATGTCGACGATATGGAAACTGGTTTAAATGCTAAAGGTTATGTTTCTGAAGCATATACTGGACAAGCTAATGCTGGCGATATATTAGTGTACGGCGATAATCAACACGTCGTTATTGCTGACGGTAACGGTGGTTTCGTCGGGAATAGTACTAGTCGTGGTTACGTTATTCAAGGAAACGACGTTAATTATGCATTCCGTAACGGTGTAGCTCCGGTAAAAATTATAAGAACGGGTGTTAAATAATGAACAACGATTATAATAAAATACTTAATTTATTTAAAGAAATAGCTACGAATACGATAGATAGTGCTGTTCCGGTAAGTATTTTAATAGGCTCTGTTACACAAGTTAACCCGTTAGTTATCTCGTTAGGGGCTAATTTACCGATCCCGGAAGAACGTATCGTATTAACGAAAAATACATGTGAATGGACGATGGAAATGTCCGTCGATCATATCACAGAAAATAGGTCAGGTGGCGGTGGCTACGCAGAATTTGCTAGTCATAACCACGAATATAAGGGCCGTAAGAAATATCTAGTACATAATCAATTACAAGTAGGCGATAAAGTACTATTAATTCAAGAAACCGGCGGGCAACGATATATTGCCTTAGACCGTTTATATAATCCGAATGTGGGGTGTACGACTAAATAATGGCACTTACTCCATCTAATTCTAACTACGACGTTTTCGATCCGACTCTAATTAGAAAAGAACCTTCTTATACGTTTAGAGTACGATACGAAGACGACTACAAATTACTCGACATGTGTGACGATATCGAAGCCATGAAGCAAGCAATTTACAAAATCATTAATACGCCACGATATAAATATCTTATTTATAGTTGGGACTACGGTATAGAACTCGAAGATTTAATCGGCGAAGCTATACCGTATGTTTATGCCCTAATCGAGCAACGTATTAAAGAAGCCTTACTCCATGACGATAGAATCACCGATGTCTATGACTTTGAATTTTCTAATGATGAAGGTTCAGTCTTATGTATATTTACATGCGACACCATATACGGTGTTATTAGCAATATCAGTAAGGAGATTAACGTTTAATGTACGAAAATAAAACATACGAAAATCTATTAGCCGATATGCTATATCGTGTTAACTCTAAATACGATAAACGTGAAGGCTCTATGATTTATGATGGTGTAGCTCCGGCCGCGTTTGAATTTGCCGAAGCTTACATCATGGCAAGAGCTATTATTAAACAAACGTATGCTAAGACAGCCGATCGCGATTTCTTAGCGTTACGTGCAATCGAATTTAATATCGTCCCTCGTGAAGCTACATATGCCGAAGTTAAAGGTAAATTTAGCCAGGCAGTCGACATCGGTACTCGATTTAATTATGAGGATCTTAACTTCCGAGTTACAGATGTAATTAATTTATCTAACAACGAATTTAAATTAATATGCGAAACTCCTGGAGCTAAAGGTAACTATTGTATAGGTCGTATAACACCTATTAATACAATACCTGGGTTACAGAATGCCGAAATTAAAGAAGTATTAGTACCGGGGCAAGATGAAGAAGATACGGAAGCTTTTAGAGAACGCTATATCCGTGCGTTAAAATCTAAAGCTTACGGTGGTAACGGCGCCGATTATAAAGAAAAAGTATTAACGATTGCCGGTACTGGTGGCTCTAAAATATACCGATGCTGGAACGGTGGCGGTACGGTTAAGGTCGTTATTATTAATAACGAATTTAATAAACCGTCCCAAGAATTGGTTAAAGAAGTACAGAATGTCTTCGATCCGACACCGAATAAAGGTAAAGGCTACGGTTTAGCTCCGATCGGGCATACTGTTACGGTCGAAGCGGCACAAGAAGTTGTTATTAACTACGAGATACCGGTCGTTATGACAGCTGGACATGAACCGAACGAAATTAAAGAAGAACTTACTAAGCGTATCGAAGAACGTTTGAAAGCCCGTCGTAAAGAATGGACGACTCAAGACGAGACTCAATTCTTAACGGTTAGAACTTCTATCGTAACTTCCTTAGCCGTAGACCTCGATAAAGTAGTCGATGTAGGCGATATTAAAATTAACGGTCAAAAAGTTAAGCGCCTCGACTTACAGCCTAATCAAATACCTAAACTCGGTACTGTTACGCTAATTAAAGGTTAAGCATTATGACAGTATTCGATAATTATAAACGCATCATCGACTTATCCGAGTTTGCCGTTCCGGTATCGGGTAACGTCGCCGAGATGCAAGAAATATATAGAGTCGAGAGTATCGAGATGCAAGCCTTATGGAACACGATGGTCGAGATCTTTAGAGAACAGTTTATTATGACGGCGGAATCTCATGGCTTAGAACAATGGGAAGAAATTCTCGATATTATCCCAGAAGTCGACGATACGATCGACGACCGACGCTTTAATATCTTATTAGCTCTTGCCGGTCAAAGACCTTATACCGAAATTAAGTTAAGAGAACTTCTCGACGGTATTTGCGGTAAAGGAAACTATCAGATCATCGAGGATTATAAGAACTATAACGTTCATTTCAAGGTAGCTCTCGGCGTTAAACGTCAACGTAATGCTGTTAATAAGCTATTAAAAGATTTAATTCCGATGAATCTGATATACGATGTTGAACTACTCTATAACCGGCATATCGATTTAAGCAGATATACGCATAAGGAACTCGCACAATTTACTCATTTTGCATTAAACCAGGAGGTTCTACCTAAATAATGGCTACCTATACAAATAAAATAAATTTACTTAAACCTGCCGAAACAGAAAAATACGACGTAAACCTCAGAAACGATAACTGGGATAAAATCGATAAAGCTATCGGCGATGCTAACGACGCTCTTAAAAAACATAAAGAAACTAGCCCGATCGATCATCCAGACGGTAGTGTTACGACTCCGAAGCTACGCGATAAATGTGTAACGCCGGCTAAACTTAGCGAAGAACTTAACTTAAAGTTAAAAAACGACTTCGTTAAGCGTAGTGGCGATACTATGCAAGGCAATTTAACTCTTAACAACTCAAGTATCGGCTTTAATAATGGAACTGGCATTTACGATACAAAAATTAGGATTGCGTCTAATGGCAATTTCGATATCGGTGTAACGGAAGATTCCGCTAATAAAAATGCTACTTCTCAGCTATTACTACATAGCCAAAATAAGCCTAAATGGTACAATTCCGCTAATGGCGGTAAAGTATTAGCTACTGAAGAATATGTTAATACCGAAACCGCTAAATACTTACCGTTAGCCGGCGGTACGATGAAAGGCGATATTACATTTAAGCGTAACCAATCATCTATTAAGTTGGATGGTGGCCCTAATAAAATGCATTCTATCAGCATAGGCGGTACTAACGGCGAAAATCTCGATATTGGATCTGCTCAACAAACATCAGAAGCTAACCTATGCTGCTATAATCGTCCAGGCTGGTATGGTAAGGATAAGACGAATACGTTTAAACCTTTCTTATTCGACGACGATATGGTGATTACGTCCGGTACTATTGCTCACGACCAATTACTACCGATTCCGGAAGGCTTCCGTGAAGAAGAATGCAACTGGATATTAACGGTAGCTGAATCTCAACCTAATCTTGGCGAACAGAATAGCCGCATATATATAGAGGCCGGTCACTTTGGCGTGAGTGTAATTTGTAAACGTGAGGGCCGTAAGGTTATAGTCGGTACACAATATCACACAGGGTCCGGAAACGTAGATTATTACCGAGGTAAGAGTTGGTTCCCAGGCGTTGCTAACTATGTATGTATTGCTCGACGTCGTTTCCAATAAGGAGTTTAGATAATGGAACAAGTTAAACGTAAAGACGAAACATTATATCTAGGCTCTGACTGGGCTCGAGGTTACGAAATTAAGGGCGGTTTCGACCTTAAAGATGCGACTGTCGTATGTAAGTTCCGCGATAAGAACGATAACCTTCTTTTCGAAGCAGAATGTACGATACAAGAAAATTGTATCTTCGTATCGGTACCTTCTGCACTTAGCTTAACGATGCCTCGCACTATACGACAAGGTCGCTACGATATTTTTATCGTCGGGGCAACGTTTACCCATAAAATCATTATGGGTTCCGTTATGTTCGTTCCCGACGTTAGTATGCACTAGGAGATTATTATGGGTAAAAATATAGAAATTATCCCGATCGAGATAAAATGTCCGAAGCCTACCGAAGTCTTACTGTATGGCATGAAGAAAGGTCCGAAAGGTGATCCCGGTAAGGACGGTATCGACGGTAAAGACGGTCTTCCTGGCCCGCCCGGCCCGAAGGGCGATAAAGGTGATCCTGGCGATCCTGGTGCTCCCGGTGAAAAAGGCGAACGTGGTCCTCAAGGCTTACCTGGATTAAAGGGTGATCCTGGTGAACCCGGTCCTCAAGGCGATGCGTTTACTTATAACGATTTCACTCCGGAACAACTCGAACGTCTCAAGGGCCCTAAGGGCGATAAAGGCGATACTGGTGAACGCGGCGAACAAGGTTTCCGTGGTGAACGTGGTGAAGCCGGTCCTAAAGGATCGCAAGGTGAAAGAGGTCCTCAAGGTCCTCAAGGGGAACCGTTTACATACGATAAATTTACGACCGAACAATTAGCTTTACTTAAAGGCC